TACGCTTGGACTCCAGAATTTTTTTTGGATTCCCCGCGTGAGCGGGGATACTCTAGAATAACAAAGAAGAACCCTGTCGCTTACTTTAATGTAAAGGATCAGCCCTTACCTTGCCATTTAGGCGCTTAGAGACTACTCTGTTCGTAGGAATAAGGTACCCGAAAGGCAGTATTACAATAGCATTTCTGTATGCAAAAGTCAAGCATTTTAAAATCAAGCTCACCAACAGCATCGGCAAACAAGCCAACGGATGGCGTAAATGGGCATCCTCGCCTGCTTCTTCAGGGTCAAGGCCATGAAGACCGTGCGAATTGTTGATCTGGTCGCACCGCTGGCCATCAGGACTGGAAATCCGGCCACCGACATGCACGCCACAGATACCGCCGGGCTAGCTGCCCGGGCCGCGTCTGGTGCAGCTTCCCCGCTGAGCAATCGGCAGGGCGGCGTAGATAGTGTGAATACACGCAGCACGCGGGCAACTCAAACAACGCCTGGTACCAGAATTTCAACAACGGGAACCAGAACAACAACAACAAGAGCGCTGAGCTCCTCGTGCGTGCCGTTCGCAGATGAACCGCCATCCGGCCATGCTGAATTTTCTTTTGAAGAACTGGTGCAAGCCTACCTCGACTGCCGCAAGAACAAACGCAACACCAGGACCGCCTTAGCCTTTGAGGCCAATCTGGAGCGCAACCTATGCCAACTGGACGAAGACCTGCGCAGCGGCACCTACCAGCCAGGCCGCAGCATCTGCTTCGTCATCACCCGCCCAAAGCCGCGCGAGGTGTGGGCCGCAGAGTTCCGCGATCGCATCGTGCACCACCTGCTGTACAACCGAATCTCGCCACGCTTCTACGCCGGGTTCATCGCGGATTCGTGCGCCTGCATCCCGGGGCGCGGTACGCTGTACGGTGCCAAGCGGCTGGAAGCGAAGATCCGCAGCATCACCCAGAACTGGAGCCGACCAGCCCACTACCTCAAGCTGGATCTCGCCAACTTCTTCGTCAGCATCGACAAGCACGTCGTGCGCGAGCTGCTGGCCAAGCGCGTGGACGGCTGGTGGCTGCAACTGGCCGAGCGGGTGCTGTTCCACGACCCGCGCCAGGACTTCGAGCTGCGCGGCCGTCCTGAGCTGCTGCAACGCGTGCCGCCGCACAAGCGCCTCACCGGCCAGCCTGCGCACCTCGGCCTGCCGATCGGCAACCTGAGCAGCCAATTCTTTGCCAACGTCCTGCTGGACGCGCTGGATCAGCACATCAAGCACGACCTGCGCTGCAAGCACTACGTCCGCTACGTCGACGACATGGTGCTACTGCACGAATCGCCGCAATGGCTCAACGCCGCCCACGCCAACATCGAGGCATGGCTACCGCAACACCTCGGCCTGCAACTGAACCCGAGCAAGACCATCCTGCAGCCGGTGGATCGCGGCGTGGACTTCGTCGGGCAGGTGATCAGGCCATGGCACCGCACCACCCGCCGCAGGACATTCAACGAAGCCATCAGCCGCACCAGCCAGATGTCGGCGGACGAACTGTTCGAGACCGCCAACAGCTACTTCGGCCTGCTGCGCCAGGCAACCCACAGCCACCACGCCCGCGTGCGGCTGGCCAACGTCCTGCGCTATCGCGGGCACTGCATCAACAAGGATTTCACTCAAACCTACCGCACACAAGGAGACCGACCATGAACGCCCCCATCCCATCTGCTACCCTCGATGCGCCGGAATTTCGCATCGTCAAGATCGGCGACCTATCCCCCTCGCCAACCAACCCGCGCAGCCGTCGCGGCTTCGACGCGGCCAGCCTGAACGAGCTGGCGCAGACCATGCAGCCGCCCGTCGGCGTGATCGAGCCGCTGGTGGTGCGCGTGATGAGCGTCAAGCTGCAATCCACAAAAAAAGTGGACGCATGGCCGCTCCCCTCGCCGGGCAAGAAGCCGGACGCGAGCGCCGAGGCCGACCAGATCGAAGAGGTCACGCAATACGAGATCGTCTGCGGCGAACGCCGCTGGCGCGCCGCGCAGATCGCCAAGCTGGAAAGCCTGCCGGTGCTGGTGCGCAAGCTGACCGACTTCGAAGTCCTGCGCCTGCAACTGATCGAGAATGAGAAGCGC